TGATGTGGCTCAAGGTTCTCCTTTGCCCAACACAGACGATCAAACAAATGTGTGCCTTGAAACTCTGGTGTTTGCATCATGCTAAGTCTCCAAGAACAATTACATTGTGTGTACTATCTGTATAAGCGCCGGATGTATTGTGTATTCTTACCTCAAGCACGGATTCAGTTGTATTGGTGGTGCCATAACGTGCAAATCTAGTTCCACCACCAGCTTGCAATGACAGACCGCCTCTTTCTATATCATTAGCCATAGAACTTGTTAGGGTGTGAG